CTTCAATGTATAATCCTGTGTTGGTCTCCATTGTGAAAGCACCTGTTTTATCCCAAGCAACAACTGTTGGGTCAATTTTAGAAAATAATCCATATGCTATACTTCCAGAAGAAGCATCACCCCAAGAAATATCAGTACCATCTGTTGTTAAAAATTGACCAACAGTACCAGTTGTTAAAATTGATGTAACAGCACTAGCATTTCCATAAAGAATACTTCCTCTACTTAATGCGTCTAATTTATTTAATTCTGTTGCAGTAGAAGTTACTACTACATCTTCATTTATTTTAGGTGAAGTTAAAGTTTTGTTTGTAAGCGTTTCTACTCCAGCAAGTGAAACTTCTGATGCACTATCTGCCCAATCTATTGTGTTAGCTGTAAAGTTAATAGTACCTAAAAGAATATCAGCAGCACCATCATACATTTTTAAAAGTTGTGCAGTTGCTGCACCTGAAGTGTCTAGCCAGATTGTTCCAGCGACAGCACTGCTAGGTCTTGAAGAACCTGAATTAGTTGAATTAATAGCAGATAAAACATTATTTATATCTGTTCTAACTGTAGGGAATGATGCGTTTGCTATGTTATAATCGTGTTGAGCCATAATGTTTTCTTATATCCCTTTTAGTATCCTTTTGCAATATAATCAAATGTTTTAGATACTGCTGTTCCACCTGAATTTTTGAATGTTACATTAAAACCATTGATTGTTTTTGACTCTACAATAAAAAAATCTCCAGTTGCCATATCTTCTGCTGTAATTCCAACTGCATAATTAACAGTTTTATAAGGGTTTGTAAATGATACAGTTTTAGTTGCTGCACCTGATGTTATATCATTTCCACTAAATATTCTATCTTCCATATCTATTGAAATTGATATTTCTTCTACCACAGGAGTTGAAGCTAAATCACTTGAAGTTAAAACAACTCTAAATTTAAAGTATCTAGCAGTATAATTACCAATTACAAAGTTTTGAAAAGCTGTGTAAGTAGAGTTATCATCACTTGTTGCAATCTCAATATGTGCATTAGAGTTAGCTGGTGTATCTCCATCAAAACTAGAATTTTGAGAATCAAATAAACCTAATCTATTATCAAATAAATCATCTGGGTCATCAGAAGTTTGTTTTAAACTAGCTGTAAGTCTGCAAGTATGTTTAGCACCTATATCAACTATATCTGCAAATAAGTAATTACCACTTGCATAGAAGTCTGCATTAGTTACACCTGAATCAAAAAATCTAGTTGTTTCTGCATCAAAGTTTCCACTAGCTGAATCAAATAATTCAGAAGAATCTAATCTTAATGTACCATCTACTATTGTTGTATTTGTTAATGTTCCATCAAAATCTGGGTGTTCTGATACTGATGTTATTGTATTAAAATTTTGAATCCCTGTAACATTAGAAATAATAGCTGTTGCATTAGAACTAAAGTTTCCTAGTTTATCAACTGCTTTAATTAAATAAGTTCCGACTCTTGCTGGTACGTTAATTGAAGTTGCTGGTCTTGATACTTTCTCTACTAAAGATACAGAGTTTGCCCAATCTCCAGTTCCATCTGTTAAAGAAGAATATCTAATTTGATAGTATGCTAAATCTAAATCTGGTACTTGTGTCCATGATAAATGTGCTTCTTGTCCTAAAATATTACAAGAAAAATCTTCAACATCTTGTGGTGGTTCAATAGCACCAATAATAGTTCTTGTAGCTGTTACATAAGTTGAACTAACTCCTAAAGTATTTACAGCTTTAACCCTTACGTTATAAATTCTTTGATCTATTACATTTAAGACTCTATGTTTTAATCCTGAACCTTGTGCATATATAATATAATCTGATTCTGTACTTAATTTGTATTCCACTTGATAGTAGTCTACAAAACTATCTGTACTAGCACCTACAGTTACATTTAAAGCTACAATTACAGTTCCATCATTATATTCAATTAATTCATCATCTAATGTAACACTTGCTGGTGGTTGGATAGTAAATGGGTTAGGTAAATTTGTACTAGGTGTTGCTGCTACTTGTGTTTTTGTAGCCCATGTATAATGAGAATCTTGATGTTCCATTAAGTCTAAACCTAATGTAAAATCTTCATTAAAATTAATTCCTAATACTCTAAATTGTTTATTGCTAAATCCTAAACTAGAATGTGTTACTCCTAATATATCTCCTATTGCTATATCATAAGCACTAAAGCTAACATTGATTGTTAAGCCTAATGCTTCTCTTGATCTTCTTAATATAACTTCTGCTAGTTCTAATGCTTGATATGGACTTGTAATTGTTTTCATATCAAATCTTCCCTCTAATAAAAATTCACCATCAACAGTTTTCATAGCTGCGTGTTTATCTTCTGCTGAATAACTACTATCGTCTATTTCAGGAAATTGTACTTCATCAACTTGATAATTTCTATCTGGATTAACATAAGAAATAATTACTCTATTGTATTTTGAATTTTTAGTTGGACTTGCTAAAGTATAACCACCAATAATATCATCTTCTGTAATTGTAATTGATGATGAACCTGTTGTTTCAATAATTAATTTATATTTTCCACTAACATAAGGAAGATACCCTCTTGAACCTTTTAAAAATTCTCTTACATTATCTATAACTGGACTTGATGTATCTATAATCGCATTACAATCCATTACATCTATTGTAGTTGAACCATAAGCTGTAACCTCTGTATCACAAATTCCTGATGCAGTATAAAAACTTGGTATATCAATATTTCCTATTGGTAAGCCTTTTCCATATCTTGTATTGGTTAAATAATCTAATAAACACCATGATGGGTTATTTGAATAAGTAGCAGTTTGTGCAACAGAACTTGAATTATAAGCTACTACTTTTTTACCTTGTACTATTGATTGAACTTTAGGAACTCCAGTAAATGCGTCTTGATTCCATTTAAACTTTAAAGCTAAATAAGAAAGCCCTGATAGTTTATGATTACTTCCCCAATTACTTAATGTTGATAATAAACTTGATGCTGCTTGTCCATCAGTTCCATAATGTGGTTCAACTGTAATTAAACTTGTAGAATCTTTATAAAAATTAGAATCAGAAGTATTAACTGTAACTTGTGTATTATCTGTTAGATCGCCTGACCATGTAACTGTTTTTTCATCTATATTAATTGAAGTTATATCGTTTATCTCTCCCTCTGATAAAATTATAGCCATGTATAAAAATTCATTATCTGTACCAGAAGTTTCTAAAAATACTCTAGTTCCACCAATCATTCTTTCTCCATAAATTACAGGAATGTTTGCGTCATTAGATTGTTTATTTAATAAAATTCCTTTTTCGTAATTATCAAAGTCATTAGTACCAAAGTCTGGTTGTTCAGGAACTTTAGGTCGCATTAACCAAGCTATTCCAATACTTACAACTAATGCAGTAATAGGATTCATTTTAAAAACAGTTTTTGCTACAAAACTGACTACACTACTAAAGAAACCCATTATGATCTACCCCACTTAATATCTTGTACTGTTTCAGAACTAAAATCCATTCCTACATCTGTACTAAAGAATCTTTGTTGTGAAGTGTTGTTTGTTTTTCTACCATTCTTTTTATCAAAGTCTGCCCAATGAGATACTACTGATATATTAACTGTGCTAGTTGTTTCAGATTCATTAATAGAAAAACTTTCTATGTTGCCTGAATATAAAAGAAATGGGTCTGCAATAATAGAATTATCATCAGCTAATAAACCTCTATAAATAGTTACAGCATCATTAACTACATTCTCTGATAAACAAACTGAAATAAATGTTTGGTCTGCACCTGATAAAGATATTGTTAAACTTGATTTAGTTACATCTGCTTGTTCTGTAAAATTAGAAAAACCTAATATAAAATCACTTGTTAAATAAGTAATTGCACTACCTGATATTGATGATGTTAATGGAAATGAACAATCTGTAATATTAATAGGAGTACCAAAACCGATTGTAATAAGATGGAATGGTCTAATATCATTAGTCGCTAATTCGTTCTTTAATGCTGTTGTCAGGCTTCTCGTCATATTCCTCGAATGTTCTTCTAGTTACTTTAATTTTATCATTAACAATATAATTAGCATTTTTAGATGGTTCACTATATTTACCTTTATTTAAAGATTGAGAATTAAAATCATCAGCTTCAATTATTTCTTCTGCCAAGAAATCAACACTAATCCAATACTTGACTTTATATTTCATCTATAAAGCTTCTTCAACATCAAATTGGTATTCGTAATATAAATTTCCATCTTTATCTGCACCTGATACTCCAAACTCTTGAACATCAGTTGTTAGTGCTACTGTAAAAGGAACATTGTCATAAGTAACTATTGAATCATCTCCTAATGCTATAAGTAAAGGTGGTTCTATTGTAACTGTTGCTGCATTACTTGAACTGGTTACATCTGCTACAACCATATAAACTTTAGAATGAGAAGCAAACTTTAAGAAATCTCCAGCTTTAAATCTTCCAGCACCATCTGCACCAAAGCCATTCATTAATATTGTAGTATCTCCTACTGCGTGAACTCCATCTATTAATACTGTTCCATCTTCATTACCTCTAGCATCTTCAACTTCTGGTGGGATAATTGTAAAGGTTTCTTTTTGACCTCTTTGTTTAATTATAAAAGCCATTAACTCTCCATAGACATCTGATCTTTTGCCAGTAATAATTTGAACTGAAAATGCCCATCTTTGATTATCTATTTGTCTAACTAATCTTTTACCTGATATTGATTGAGATATAATAGTATTTTGAATTGACTTTATTCCTAAAGTTCCAAATTTTGCAGTTGATATAGGAAAAGCACCTGACATTATATAATACTTTTCGCACCTCTCTCATTAACAGCTTGATTAATTAATTGAGTTATTGTTCCTCTACTTTGAGTTAGTAGTTCGTTAAATCCTCTAGCATCTACTGTATTGATATTAAAATTAACTGTTGTACTTCCACCACCTGAACCACCTCTAGCAGTTTGTTGTATTTGTCCTGATTGGTTAGGTACAAACATTTCAGCACCATTTTCTCCAACTATATAAGGTTGTCCTTTTTGAACTGAACCACCACTTGCTTTACCACTAAACATACTCATAAAATTACCACCACCCCCTGTCATAGCATTAAGTACGATTTGTCTTTTTAGGTTGGTGTTTTGTTTTCTAATTAGATTATCTTTTTCTGCTTCTTTATCTACAATCTTTCCAAGTAATATTTGTTCTATTCCAAGTAACATTATTCTTTCAAGAGTTTTAGAAATAATATTAACTAATATTTGTTGTGCTAATGCTTTAAATGAAGCAGTTAGTTCTTTACCTAATACTATAGATTCAGCAATACTTTTTGAAACACTAGATACACCACCTTTTATCATCTTAACTATTTCATCTTGAATTTTAAAAACATCATTTTGCTTTTTAATTTCTGATGTTATTTCTTCAAGTAAAGATTTTTTTTCTTTAGTTTTTTTTATTTCTCCAGCTATATCTCTCATATTTGGTATTTCAAATTTTTGTTTTTTAAATGCTTCATTATTTGCAAGAATTTTTGATTCAATATTATCAAGTGCTTTTCCTAATTCGTCATAAGTAAGTTTTGCTGCTAAAACTGACGCAGCTACAGTAATTAATCCAACACCTGATAAAGAAACTAATGCTCTCATTGAAGCTACAATAGGAATTAATGCTCGACCCCATCTTATAAGCATAAAACCAATTTTTAATGATACTAATACTTTTAATGCTGTACCTAATTCTGATGAATATTTTACTATTAATTTAAAACCATTTGCTAATTTTTCAACTGCCAAACCTAAAACAGTTCCAATAGTTATAGCAATCTTATCCATTGTTGCAGAATTTTTTTCTAATGATTTATTTAGATCGCTAAATTGACTTTTAAGTTGTTCAAAGAATCCAGCATCTAATAAAGTTCTTTTAAAGTTAAAAACTTTATCTCCTATCATTGAGAGAGTACCACCTAAAGTTTTGGCAAGTTCGTCTGTTGCACCATCAAATTGACCACCCTCTCCAAAGACTCTATCAAATGCAGCAACAGTTTCTTCTATTGATACTACTGCACCAGCTTTAAATCCTAACATAGATTTAACACCTCTATCTCTAAATAGATCAGCTGCACTAATACCAGCACTCATTGATCTTTGAATTTGCTCTGCTGTAGTTTTAAAATCTAGTCCTGTTACTGCTGCAACATTACCAGTAATTTTCATAAGGTGTGCAAGTTCTTTTGCATTGTCAGAAACTACTGCAAGAACTCCTGAACCAGCTTGTATTTCTTCTAGTGAGAAAGGAACTTTACTAGCAAATTTTGCCATCTCGTCAAATGCTTTTGCACCTTCTTTAGCACTACCAAATAAGAATTTTAATCTAACTTGTAATCCTTCAATTTGTTTTCCTGTATTAACTAATGATCTAATAGCAAGTCCAGCACCTAAACCTATAAAAGCATTTTGAAGATTAAATACAGCACCCTTAACTCTATCTAAACCACCTCTAACTCCTTGTAAGGCTTGTGTGGATTTATCTTTTGCTACAATATCTATTTGAAGTTTTTGTGCCATTATTTATAATTTTTTGCTTCTGTTAATGATTGGTTTCTTTTATACCCATCTTGTTCTTTTTTCAAGTAGGCTAACCATAAATTATAATGGCTTACTGGCATATCTAATACTTGTTGAATTGGTATGTGGAGTCTGTCTGCAACTACTAAAAGCGACCAAGTATCAGGGTCGCTGATTACTTTTTTTCGGCTTCCTCAAATGAAGTATCTACAAGTATTTGATTAGCAATATTAGCTATGATATTAGAGTCTGCTTTTTTTCTTAAAGCAAACTTATCTTCTGGTTGAAAGGCTTTAACTAATTCGCCTTTATCATCTTTGATTTTTAATTTCATTATAAGTAAATCAACTAGGATAGTTAAGTCTTGAAAGTTATTAGATTTTTTAAAGATAATGTTTTTTTCTTCAAGTGTTAATGGTTCTGAATAGAATACACTAGCATTTCCATGCTCGTCTTTCCATTGTTCTACTTCTATTGTAATAGTTTTAAGAGTCTCAAAATGGGATTTAACCCTATCTATAATTAACATAAATTAAATTATACAGTTGATACTGCTAAAGCACCAGTTCCTTGAAAAGTAACTGTTCTTGAAACGATTGCGTCCATTGTATTATTGATACTCATACCAGTAACAATTCCTGTTCCTGTGTAACTTGCATCTCCAGATGTATTACCCTCTGGTAATAAAATAAAAGCAATAGAAGCACCAGCAAGTAACGATTCTTGCTGTACGTTAGTTTCATCAAAGTGCATTTCTAAAGTACCTGAAAATGAAGTTCTTCCAGTTATAAATGATTTAGTTGCGTCTGTTAAAGCAGTATCTTCTACTACATCTCCAGTTGTTTCTAGTGTAAAACCAGTTAGTTCCCCAACTGCTGTTCCACCAACTGTTACAACTCCTTCTTTTCCGTGATGTGTTGCCATTTTTTATCCTTATTAATTTTTGTTGGTTGTTTTTGTTCTTCCTTATAACCTAAACTTAAAAAATGTTCAAGGTTAGTTTCATTAATCGTAATCTCTGAATCGCCTTTATATAATTTAATATCTTTAGCCATAAGTCCTTTTACTATTTATCTTCTTCTTCGTCAATATCTTCTTCATCTTCATCTTCGTCTAATTCGTCATCTAATTCATCACTA